ATTTGGTTGCCTGTATGTTTATATTTGGTTGGGCTACAGACCAAACATACTTTAAAGAATTGACAGATAATGATATACGAATGACTATGATGGAAGAACAGCAAGATATGCTAGAGCAAGATATGGCGCCATTTGGATTTATATTGAATGGTATTGATGATCCTCTTGAGGATGAAATTGATGAATATGGAACTAGATGGACTACTGTAGTCAGAGATTATAATACAAATTGGTAACTATATAAATTCTATCAAATCGTTATCAACTTTGATAAAACAATTTGAACACAGAATTTTTGATTGACTTATCAGATGAAATATCTCTTTTCTGCTTTCATTATTAGTCCCAACTCGTTTCGTTAATTTACGAATTTGTGAATCATGTGGATGAAACTTTAGACAAATTGTTTCACTTTCACCACAATGCATACAAGATTGTTCTGCTAAAAAATCATTCAATAGAATAATTCTCTTTTGATAGTTTCTACGAGCAACCTTTTTGATTGTTTCTTTGTATTTTTCATAATGTTCATTCATAATATTATTTATATGTTATAACACATATAAACTAGTGGTTTAGAAAACCAAATATTATAAATATTCTGAAATAACATAGGCTTCAGTTTGTTTCGTTTTGAAGTCTGATATAGGAGTAAAGACATGAGTTTCCTTGTATCTCCCGGCGTCCACGTAAGAGAAATTGATCTTACAGGTATCGTTCCAGCAGTTCCAACAACGATTGGTGCTATTTCTGGAGCATTTAAAAAAGGTCCAGTTGGTTCTATTGTAAGATTAGGCAGTGAGGAAGAATTAGTAAAGATTTTTGGTACGCCACAGAATGCTGGCAATCAATTTGAAACTTTTTTCACTGCTGCAAATTTTCTTCAGTATTCAGATCAATTGAGTATTATTCGTTGTGAATCTGGTATTACAAATGCTATTGCATCTGGTTCATCATTTATCATTAGAGACGATGACCACTATGAGGATTCTTTTGCTAATGGAGAAGGTTCGGTTGGTGAGTGGGCTGCAAGGACTGCTGGCGCTCATGGAAATTCAGTTGGTGTTTCTATCTGTGCAAGTGCAACTGCATATGAAGAATTAGCTAAAACAACAACAAGTGAAACAGAGTTAAAAGGTCAGACTGTTATTAGTCTCACGTCTGCTTCTGGTTTTAATATTCATGATATTGTTAACTTTGCTGAAACACTAGGATTTGAATATCAAGTTTCAGCTGTGGATACTGGTGCAAATACAATTACAGTTAAATTAAAAGATGACCCAGTTGGTTCTGGCCTTCAAACAGAAATTGCATCTGGAACAAGTGTCCGCCGCCGCTGGAGATGGTATGATTTATTTGATAGTTCGCCTGGCACGTCAGATTTTGCAACCAACAATCAACGAGGCACTGATGATGAAATGCACATTGTTATATTTGATCATCTTGGGGAAATAACTGGTTTCTCTGTTCTTGCAAATGGAAATAGAACCAATGGTATATTAGAAACTTATCCAAATCTTTCTAAAAATATTTTTGGTAAATCACCACAAGGTGATAGCACATACTACGCCGATAAAATCTTTAGGTCTTCAAGTTTTGTTTATCAGATGGACCACAACTCTGCTGGTTTTAACTGGGGAACAGATTTTGATGGAGCAGAAACTTTCATTGTAATGGAAGATGGTGGTTCAGATGGTGCTGGAACAGATGCTGGTGATAACATTCTCTTAGATGGAACGGATGGAAGTGCCGCTAATGCTGGTGATAAGGTTGAGGGTGAATCTGGCGCAACTGCATATGCTGCTCTCGATACACCAACAAATACAATTCTAAAAAATGGCACTGATGATTATGCTGTAACTGCCGGTGAACTTCAAAGAGGTTATGATGGATTTAGAGATACAGAAACAATTGATGTAAACCTTATCCTTGGTGGAAAAGGTGGTGGTGATGGTAATACCGCAAACACACAAGATACACATGCAACTATGTTGACTTCAGTGGTAGAAGACAGAAAAGATTGTGTTGTATTTCTTTCTCCATATCGGGCAGCAACAGTAGGTGTTTCAAGTTCAAATACAGCAACAGAAAATGTTGTTGATGCTTTCCAAGCCTGCCCTTCATCCTCATACGTTGTATTCGACAGTGGATACAAATACATGTATGACAAGTACAATGATGTATATCGTTATGTTCCAATGAACGGCGATACAGCTGGACTTTGTGCTTATACAGATAATGTTGCTGACCCTTGGTTCTCACCAGCTGGTCTTAATCGTGGTAATGTGAGAGGTGCTATCAAACTTTCATATACACCGAAGAAATCAGAAAGAGATCAACTCTATCGACACAGAATTAATCCTGTTGTTGATTTTCCCGGTCAAGGTGTGGTTCTTTTCGGTGACAAAACTGCACTTTCAAAACCAAGTGCTTTTGACAGAATTAACGTAAGACGGTTGTTCTTGGTTCTAGAGAAAGCAATTGCAACAGCTTCCAAATTCCAACTCTTTGAACTCAACGATGAATTTACAAGAGCATCATTCAGAAACTTAGTTGAGCCTTTCTTGAGAGATGTTCAAGGACGTAGAGGTATCTTTGACTTTAAAGTGGTTTGTGACGATACAAATAACACGCCTGAGGTTATAGATAGAAATGAATTCATTGGTGATATCTATATCAAACCAGCAAGATCAATTAACTTTATCACACTTAATTTCGTAGCAGTTCGCACTGGTGTCGAATTTGAAGAAGTAGTTGGTAAATTTTAATTTTAGGGAGTAGCTTCACATGGCACAGATAGACGACTTTAAAGCACAACTTATTGGTGGTGGTGCAAGAGCAAACCAATTTAAGGTGACAATTACACCACCAGCAGGAATTGCCACAGGATTAGATGTTCGTAGAGCATCATTCTTATGTAAAGCATCAACATTACCAGCTTTTACTATTCCAGAAATTGCAATTCCATTTCGTGGTAGGAATATATATGTTGCTGGTGATCGTACTTTTGATGAGGCATGGACAACAACATTTTTAAATGATACTGATTTTGCACTTAGAACTTCATTGGAGTTATGGCAGAACGGTATTAATGATCTTGCTGAAGGAACTGGTGTTGTAGCAGCAGCTGATTATCAAACAGACTTAACAGTAGCACAAATGGATAGAGATGACACAGTTTTGAAAACATATATTTTCAGAAGTGCGTGGCCTCTAAGTATCGCCGCAATTCCACTTGATGCAGGCTCTGCTGACGCAATTGAAGAGTTTGAATGCACATGGAGATATCAACACTTTGAAGCTTCCGCTGTAAACTTCTAATATTAAACCTACTAAATATAGGTAAGAATTAGTAGGAGTCATTATGGCAGAACTTTTTGGATATAAGATAAGTAAATCTAAGGATGAGGAGGGCGGTACATCTTTTATCGCTCCCTCATCTGATGATGGCGCTACAGATATAGCTGGTGGCGGATTCGGTGCTTCCTATCTCAATACTGATGGGAGAGAAAAAACTGATATAGATTTGATTAGTCGGTATAGAGATATTGCTCAACAATCAGAGTGCGATACTGCTATTGAAGATATTATAAATGAAGGCATTGTTGCAAATGAAAGAGACATTGCTGTTCAAATTGTTTTAGACAATATTCCATATTCAAGCAAAATCAAAAAAACAATTACAGAAGAATTTGAAGAAGTCTTACGTCTCCTAAAATTTGAACAAAAGGGTCATGACCTTTTCCGTAGATGGTATGTTGATGGGCGTATTTATTTTCATAAAATCATTGACCAAAAATCACCAAGAAAAGGAATAACTGAAGTTAGATATATTGATGCCACTAAAATTAAAAAAGTAAGAAAAATTGAAAAAGAAAAAGATGTAAAAACTGGTGTTGATAAAGTTAAAAAAGTTCATGAATTCTTTCTTTATAATGAGAAGGGATTAGGTTCAACAGGAGTGTCAGGAGGAATTCAAATTCACCCAGATGCTATCACTTATGTTCCATCTGGTGTGATTGATGGTAATGGTGGTAGAGTACTATCATATCTCCATAAAGCAATTAAACCTGTAAACCAGCTGAGAATGGTTGAGGATTCTTTGGTAATCTATCGTATCTCACGGGCACCAGAGCGTAGAATATTTTACATTGATGTTGGCAATCTACCAAAGGTAAAGGCAGAACAATATCTTAAAGATGTTATGAATCGTTATCGTAACAAATTGGTATATGATGCGTCTACTGGTGAAATTCGTGATGATAGAAATCATATGAGTATGTTGGAAGATTTCTGGCTCCCACGTCGAGAAGGTGGTAGAGGCACAGAGATTACAACACTTCCCGGTGGTCAAAATCTTGGTGAGATTGATGACATTGTATACTTCCAAAGAAAACTGTTTAGATCATTGAATGTTCCTATTTCAAGATTAGAAGCAGAATCTCAATTCACTCTTGGTCGTTCAACTGAAATTACTAGAGATGAACTTAAATTTACTAAGTTTGTACAAAGAATACGAAAGAAGTTTGTTCCACTATTCACTGATATTCTAAAAACACAACTTTTATTGAAGGGTGTTATATCGCCTGATGATTGGAAAAATATTCAAGAACATATTCAGTATGATTTCTTGGCTGACGGACATTTTTCAGAGTTGAAAGATGCAGAACTTCTTAATGATAGAATTAATACTTTGAATCAAATAGAAGCATATGTCGGCACATTCTTCAGTAAACAGTGGGTACAAAAGAATGTTCTACGATTGACTGATATTGAAATTGAGGAAATGCAGAAACAAATAAATAAAGAGGCTGGTATGGACCCAGAAGATGGTGGTATAAATCTTCCTGATGCTCATGGTGGTATTAGGAGAGATGATACTGCACAAGGTAAAGCTGGGGAACCGGGGGATGCAGAGGATAGTACAACATACAATCCACAAGAACAACCTCCAAAAGAAGAGCCAAAACAAGAGCCACAGGAGTAGAAAATGAGTAGATCAATTGTAGATGCCATTGAATCAGGTGATAATATAAAAGCAAAAGCCCAATTTTCAGATGCTATGATAAGTAAAGTTGGTGGCTCATTAGAATCTAATAGACAAGAATTAGCTAATTCTTTTGTCAACGGTAAGGTTAACGATGCTAAAGAAACTTGATGAAGTTTATCAGACCACAGTTTTTGAGAAGGATGAACACAAAGCATCACAGGAATACAAGAAATTGTCTCCTAAGATGCGAAAAGCTGTCGATACTATCTTTAAAATCATGGATGCTAAACCTTCAGATTTCCTAAATACTTTTGAGAAAACTATAAGAGAAGTGTCAAAAAAGTTTGGTGTTACTGAAAAAGAACTTATGAGATACTTTGAAAAAGAAATGTTATCAACATAGGAGTAGGGTATGTCATTTAAAACATTACGAAATGCTGGTACAGTCACAGCAGCACAGACAGCTGATGACGCAGCACATGAAGCTATCATTGGCAAATTATCCCCATCTTCCTCATACAGAGTAACAGAGTTTGGCGGCAATGATGTTCTTTTTCTTATTTCAGATGATTATC